AAACTCATTTATCGCCCTTTTTCTTGTCAGGCAATCTTACTGTGGATTTGCCTTTTTGTTGCTTTTCAAACTGCTTTTTTTGGAGAATTTGTCGTTGATACACAGGGTCACTTGTATCGACAAATTTGCCTCCCGCTTGAATGTACTTCTTATGTACCCAACTACTCGCAGCAGGATTTGGGTAGCGAGCAAACTTCGCTTTCGCTTGGGCAATAATCATGTCCCAAAGTTTTGTATTTGCTGGTTTCTCTGCCACTGGATTCCTCTACGACTTAAAGCCCCCTAGGAGTTACCTAGGGGGACTTAAAGGTTTGTTTTAAATTAGTCGTTTACAACTGTTGGGGACACACGCTGTGTACGTCCACCAGAACGAGCAACAACTTCAACTGTTTGCTCTGCATAGTCACTGAATGAACCATGTGAGAACTCAGCAAGGAATGTTGGTGCTTCTGTCCATGCAGCAGAGCCTACGTGGGCTCGTGCTTGCATTGTTTCTGCAGCAGTCTTTGTGTGAACTGGTGCGTTACGATTTGGACGACCAGCAGCAGCAGCATAGCCACTCATGATTCCTGTTTGGAAATCGCCTGGAACGTCTGTATCGGTTGCAACGCCTTCTTCGAAACGAAGTGGACCGCGACGGGTCTCGTTACCCGCAGCCTTCATTTCATAAGTGTGTGTTCCCTTTTCTGGGAACTGTGGGTTTGGTGCTAGTGTCATTTATGACTCCTAAACTCTAGAGTTAATCTGGACGGCCTATCCATAGAAAAGTGTGTCTGATAGAAGGTGTTCCGTAGTGTCAAACTCAAAACTAATTCTTACTGAAAAAGGGGTTGGAGGAAAGCACTACTTCTGGCATAACTAGGTCTTTAGTCAGGGAACAGGCGATGGCTAGGGAGTCCACATAGTCGTCATGGGCATAGGACTCGTCTGGAGCAGCCACTAAGAAGTTAGGTCCCTTGTACTGGACTTCGGCATCCACCATCTGCTGATAGAACCGTTTCCATGTACGAAGACGACGAGTTTTTGCGTGTGCAGGGAATCCCAGCATTTTTCGTTGAATTAATGCTTGTAGATGCTTAAAACGCTGTGACTGTTCTGTAGGACTTGAAGTTACAGGTGCAACCTCTGCTCGTGGCATAAGAATCTTTAAACGTTGAGCAACAGCATCACCAACACCATTTGCGTCTACGCCAATTGCAAGAACGTCATAGTTAGAAAGGAAGTTAACAATTTGGAAGTACTGTTCTTCCCAGTCATCGCCCTGTAGTTCTAACCAGTTAAGGACGCGGTGTTCAAAGTACCCAAACTCATCAGGTCTATCCCAGTCAACCCATACAACTGTGATAACAGTAGAGTCCATTTTACGTGCAGGGTCAATGCCTACAACTACAGGAGTCTTGTGCCAAACCTTAACCAACTCTTGAGATGTGTCGCCAAGTTCATCCATGATTCCTGATGTAACAAACATACCGCGTTCTAAAAGCCACTTGCAGTTGTATGACATCTGGAACTCATCAGAGTCTTCGCCAATACGAAGCATCTCCTTCTTAATAAACTTTTGGTAATTGTCGTTGACCTTTGCAACTTCTTTCCAGTCCCATTGGAAATGGTTTTGTCTAGCACCCCTAGTTGTTTGACGACGCTTGTTTAATTGAATAGCACGATAGAAGTTATTTTTGCTAGTTGTTGGAGTACCTGTTTTAACCATAGTTCCTGCGTAGTACGCAAGCATTGGAGAGATTGATTTTGATACTACAAAGTCATCTGCTTCTTGACACTCGTCAATAACGATAAGATGGAAGGACTTAGATTCAATCTTTGCACGTGGGTTTGCTGTCATCATAGTAATTGTTGAGCCAGACTTCTTTAGTTTAATCTGACGTGTTACTCCACCAATACGTGCAGCAGAGTCATCAATTTCTGGGTCACCCAAAATCTCTAATGCTCTTTCAGAAGTAAGTCGTGTAACAGTACGACCAAACAATGTTTCTGCCTGTCCTTCAGTAGGTGCAAACAATCCAACCCACAATCCACCTTTAAACTTTCCTAAAAGGTCTGGGTACAGTTTTGCAAGTCGTGGAAGAAGAATCATTAATGTTGCAACAGTGTTTGCGACAGTTTCTGATTTACCTGACTGACGTGCAGCAAGTGCAGTAATTTCTTCACCATCGTTAATTAAAACCGATTCAATAACACGACGTGCTAGTGGCATTTGATATGGGTGTAGTGGATAACCAACTAATACTTCTTGGAACTCTAAAATTTTATTGATTAACTTTTCGACAAACTGAGCAGAGAGTTCATCTAACTCTTCCTCCTCTGGAGGTAAATCAGATTCACCATCATCGTTTGCATACAGTTCGGGATTGATTTCCTCAAACTGTTCATCATCATAATCAATTGGCATTTGTTCCTATAAACAGAGAAGCCCACTTTGCAGTGGGCAACCCCGCGTCTTGAGAGAGGGAGACGTAAGTAATCATAGCAAACACTCTAACAAAATCAACGACGTTTTAGTTCTTTAGCAATTTCGTTTAAAACTTCTGCAGCAATTTCTACATCGTTTAGTAAGAATTTATCTCCACTTTTTTGCCAAGCAGTTAATTCTTTTCCAACAACATACAAAGAGTTTTCTGCCCATGCAACTAAATCTGACGAAGGTAATTTAGAGATGCGCTTCTGAATCTTCGTCTGGGGCTGGTATCCATCCCGCTTCTTCCGTAAAATCATCATAGGTAACATTCCGCCTTTCTAATGCCGAGTTTAGTGCGTCTTCCTCAGTTTTGGAACCCTCCCACTTACCCACTACAAGAATGTAGTTTTTGAAAAGTTTAATGAGGGTTGGTGAGGCATACCGAAATGGTGCTTCAATTTCTTGAGACCAGCCTTTTACAGTGCGTTGCCCTTTCCACTCAAGAGGTTGCTTGATAAGTTGGACAAAACGCTGTTCTCCGATGTTGTGCACCTTTGGCATTTATTAACGCTTTCTGTTTGCCGTTTTCTTTGGTTTGCTTGCTTTGGTCGATGGTTTGCGGTTGCTCTTTGGAGCCTTCTCCATAGGGACCAAGTTTTGGTGACCCTTGAAGAAAATCTGATTGGTACGGACAATACGGTACAGGGTTTCACGTGCATAAGATGGGAGGTTGCCCATATCTGCTGCACCACGTGGCTTGCTATCTAAGTTAGCCAAGATGTAGCGTCCTTTAGAAGTCACTGACTTAAAGTTGGTCCACTCGGAAGGCTTAACGTCATAATAGTTGTAAAACAGTCCGTCTCTAAATACAACGGAAAGAACTTGACGTTCTATGTCATAACCCGCAGCAACTGTGCGAGGACGCTGATAGTTTGTTGTAGAGGTTGGGATAATACTTAGTTCTGCTGGGCCGTCGTAATCGTCACGAGCCTTTGCAGCAAAATTATCGTAAACAGTAGGCTCATAAAAAGTACCTGCTGTGACTTCATCATCTAGGTCATAAGACTCATCGTCTTCGTAGATGGCTAATGCTTCGTAGTAGTCAGCGGATACTGGGAGAGACTGGAAAGGATTTATTCTCTTTCCACGAACTGTTCCCAGCATCCGTGACATACCGCGTACTTCTTTTTCCCCAATGCCATAAAAATCTGCAGTTGGGTCAAGCAAGGATGCTAACTCGTCGGCTGAAGGACCTACAGCACGTGCTGTACGTCGTCCTCCGCTGCCAGAGTTGGCTGCCCTTGCCATATTTTCTCCTTAAATTAAGAGGCTGTTGCCCAAGGAGTAATTGTTACTGCTGCACCTGGAACAACGTTGTTTGCTCCTGCTGCAAGTGACTGTACTCGGATTGTTCCTGCTGTACCGCCAAGAGTTGCAGTTGCGTTGATACCTGTTGTGTTTGCAACAGTAAAGCCTGAACCAGAAACTGTAATCTGGTTTGAGGCAACTGCTGTAACCGTAAATGTACCAATTGCGTATGCTGGAAGGTTTACTGGGTTTGCTCCAGCAGGTGTTCCTGCAACAAGGGTGACTTTAGTTCCAACTGGGTAGTTGGTGTTTGCACTGGTTGCATAGATGTTTGCAACTGTTGCGCTTGTAGCATCGAAGCGAGTAATGTCTGTACGAGCATTTGCTGCTGCTGTTGCAGTTGTTACGGTCAATGAAGCATCCTTCATTGCATCCTGTGCAAGTGCTGTTGTAAGTCCAAGTACGGTAGGTACGAGTACGTAATCAGTTGTGTCTCCAACTACGTCTTCGCCAGCAGAGTTTGCTGTGAACTGTGGGTATCCGCCCCATCCTGAAAGAGCGATGATGTGGTTATCTGCTTCTGGGTCTAGGCGACCTGAAGCGGTATCTGGACGAGCATCGTTTGGCTGTATAGGCATGTTTCCCCATACGAAGTCAATTGCGACCTCTCCTGCGGAATCAAGAAGATTCCCGTTGTTATTTACTGCCATGTTACTTATTCCTCACATTCATGAATGTCTAACTCACTCTTGTATAACACTTCGTCACAGTCGCGACATTTAAAAAGACGGACGGAATCGAGTGCTTCGTGTAAGGAGTCCGAATGTTCGTTTCCGACTTCCATCTCTGGTTGTTTTAGAACCTCGGGTGGAAAGGGTCCTACAGGGTAGTGAGCCGAGTCAGGGACGGGATGTCCCTGCACTGCAAATTTTCTAACAAGTTTCATTCAACATCAGGCTCAACTGCTGATGTCTTTTTTACTGACTTTTTTGTAGTCGGAGCCTTTTCCTCTTCTACGACAGGCTCTTCAACCTTTGGAAGTGCGTCTAGTGCGTCCTGCACATTCTTGTCAAAATCTTCAACCTTCTTTAGATGTCCCGCTCTTAACTGTGGAACAAGGAAGTTTGGGATGTCTTTGATGCAATATGCAATCTCAGAGGTCACATCAGGTTGGTAAATGTAGGCAGCAGGGTTACTGCAGTTAGCGCATTTCATATTGTTCTCCTAAGTATTAGCAATCCCACTTACGCAATGCTAGTGCCTTGCGTGTTGGCTTTCCGTTCTTTTCCATTGGTCCTGGCATTCCGCCCATTCTTGCACAGAATGACTTACGACGTGATGCGTCTTTAGGAGAACGTTGTGCTCGTTCTCTTGAAACAGGTGGCTTTAAATCTGAGCCAGGGTTTTCTCTTTCGTAAGACTTACGTCCCTTTTCATTAAGACCGCCCTTTGGGTTCTTACCCTCTTTGCGTTGCCATGCTCCTGACTTAGCCATTTACTTCTTCTTACGTGCAGATGCAGGAGTCTTCTTTGCTGAAGGAGTTGCTGCTGGCTTTGATGAAGTGTAAGC